TTAGCTGTTGTACCATTGCAGGACCGCCTTGCACAATATCGTCAATCATTTCTATTGCAGGCAAATAAGCACGTAGTTGAGCACTATTCACGCTTTTGCCGTTTTTAGATGCGTCTAAAAACGTCTTGACTAACGCTAAATTTTTTGCTCCTACTAGATATCTATATAAAGCAATGTCTTTGGCATATGTAGATATATCAGGAGTGCTTATTGTTGGCTCTGGATCATTTACGTTTGTTTTTTCTAAATTTTTAATTGCGGCAAACTTTTCAAAATCGTCTATTATATCCGAGTTGCGAAGCTTTGCTCTCACAGCAAAAATTAAGCGTGTAACAAGTAATCTCTTTTCTGCTCGAGTAAGTTTATTAAAGTTTTGAAGTCCTCGACGTATTGATTTATAATCAGTATTGGTTATATTAAGTCCGTTTTCAATACGTATAAACATATTGCCAATGGAAATTGATTTGCCTGTTGCTATTGCGTTCATGTGTCTGTTTATATCTGCAACTGGTACGTTTGTCTTGTTTTTTTGTATTCTTGCCGCATTAGGATCTTTAAGTTTATTTTGGGCACTGTCGTCACCTACTAGGAAATAGATAAAATTATATAGGTCAGTACCCATAATACGATAAAACTTATAACGATCAAATCCTACTGTCTTTTTACAATATTTTTGTACTACAGGTGCAAACTGATTGTATTGTCTCATGGTTTCAAGCGCAAGTAGCGTAAGATACATACGCTCGCCACAATCAGTATACGTTAGCCGTTGTGAACTACCATTGTCTTTAGTCATACGTGATTCATGTAGATCTTTAAGAAAAGAAAAAGACTCTTCTTGTTCGATTGTTACAGTATGACCGCCTTCAATTTCTGCCCATTGTGCTGCTGTGTACTTTTGAGTCATTAATTAGCCTCTAGCAAAGTCTCTAGCATCGCGATCAATTTCATCATCGCTTTGACCGCCCATGTCATCTTCTGGATCATCTTCTGGCTCTGCTGATGGTTCAGGATCAGGTAAGCTTACTTTGCGGGCTTCTTTGGCCTTAGCCATAATGTCATCTAATTCATCTTTAGATACACCAGCCTTCTTAAGAGCTTCTTGAGGAGTCTTTGCTCCGCCGTCTGGTAATTCAGCAAGCATAGTTCCTAGCATACTTGCTTTGTTCCATACTTCATCGTCTGGCCATTTTACACCTGACTTTGGTTCTAGTGAGTTTGTGATCTGTTGTCCAAGTCTACGAACGCCAGCTAATTTTTCTGCGTTGGGGTCGTAAATTGAACTTCTTGGACCTTCTGTTACTTCATTGATCTTCATATCTATTTCCTTTGGTTGTTTTTAATTTGGTTGCCATCTAGTACGTGGTACTAGTTTAGTTTTACTTCCAAGAGCAACGTAACCTTCGCCGCCCTTCTCGCCTTTTGTTGTTGCCTTAACGTCTGCATCAGCATCGTCTAATTGATCTATGATATGATCTTTTACAGTCATAACTTGCTTTACAAGTCCAAACAATGCAGGTAGTGCTTTAGGATTACCTTTGCTTAGTTCTGCTAGTTTTGCTTGTTGTCCTTGACTTACTTTGCTTGTACTTAGCCAATCAAAAAAGCCTGACTCTATATTCTTTAGCTGTTGTGTGCGTGTCATGTGATTAACATATGTATAGATAATCTGTGCAGGGTTGCTTAGGCCTTTTGCACCTTGTAAGAATGTATCAATTGCCTGTGCATTTTTGTCTGCGGCCGCTCTAATACTTTTAACTTCAGATGTATCAACTTTGGGTTGATGTGTTACATATGTTTGTCCTAACACAACAACATCTTTGCTGTTAAGTTCTTGTACATCTTTAAAAGGAGTTGCAGTCTTTGAACCAAACTCTTCAAGTTTTGTGTGAACTACTACACCAACTTTTGAGTTCGCTATGCGCCCGCCGAGTTGGCCATTCGTGTCAACTGTGTACTTGACTAGATTTGGTTCAAATTCTACAGCGCCTTTGGTTGCTGTAAATGGTTTGCGTGGACTGTATAATAAGTCTCCGTAAACATATCCACGAAAGCTAGGTGGAGTTGCAGACTTCATTAGTTCAAATACTTCTGCCATCTCTTCGCCAAAGTCTTTGCGCCAAGGTTCTTCTTCTACACCTTTGCCTGAATTTTGTATAAACCGTGATAGGTCTTTTGAACTTGTGCTTTTGTTACGTCCCCAACCGTTCTTACCTACTAGAACAAACTCACCGTTAGGTTCGCGTCCCCAGTAGATAGTAGGATTGCCGTCCCACTTAATTGCAACATCACCACTGTCAGTTCCTAGTTTGTCTAAGATGTCTGCTGCTTCTTGAGCACCTTTACTACCTTTGACAAATACAAGGTCTTCTAAATGTTGATACTCGCGTCCAACCTTAGCAGCTTCGGTGAGGTATGTTTTAAACTCAGTAAATCTCATCTAACTAATGTACTCGCAAGTGTAACAATTCTATTCAGCTGACGATCAGCTAAACTTTCTTTTGGTTGTATCTTTTTATCATTCCAGTTAGGATTAGCTGTAGGATCAGTTTCGTATCTAGTGACAATCTTTTTTGCATCAGGATTTGCTTTGACAATACTCTCTACTGAGCCTAAGTCACTTCCTTTAGCGTTTGGATTAAGTAGTATCTTTGCAATCTCATCTAAATTACTTGAGACAAGTTCATTTGTTTCCCTATCAACTAATCCTTTGTATGGGCTCCATTTGAATCCATTAGGATGTTGGTCAGTTGTTGTTGCTTTTGCTAGGTCAGCTACCATCATTTGTTTGTGGATGCCTTTGTATGGTGATCCAGTAGGTAAGTCGTGTACATGAAACTTTTGTGCTGTTTCGCCGCCGTCAACTACCATAATGTCTACTTGCTGTGCAGCTCCGTCTACGTTTGTTTTAACGTGAACAATTTGTCCTGTCTTTTTTGTTTCAAACCCTGCTTGTTGAAAAAGTTTTTCTAGTTCAATTTTTGCGTCTTTGTTGTTAGCAACCTTAAAGTGATCTCTAATCTGTCCTGCGTCTGCAATCATATCTAAATCACCTGACATCTTTCCCGGAGTAGGTGTTGCGCCTGAGCCAATGGGCAGTGCCTTTACACCTGTTTTAGTCATAACACTGTTTACCTGTTTCATCATACTAGGAATTATTTTGTGATCAAAGTCTGTAGTACCTGCGAATATATTTCCGCCTTCAGATAAAATTGTCATTTTTCTTACTCTCTATTATTTTAGTGATTGATCTTTTGAACTTTCTAGGATCTCCTGTACGAATAGAATTAATAAAACGTCTCTCTAATTCATATGCGGTTTCATCATCATACATATTATGAATACGGCTTAATAGATTAATTGAACTTTCAATAATGTTATTAGCTGTAGAATCAATGAAGTGATCACTGTCCTTGTTTCCATGGACACTGTTCAACTCATCTAATATACTTCTTGTACGTTTTTTCATATTACTATCCTATAGTGTATTTATTACCTAGCGTATATAAATATTGCTAGTAATGAGGAGTATGTAAATTGGTAATAAAAACTCTATCCTTTGGTCAACGTTCTCTTTTGTTTGCTAAACTATCTAAGATTGCTTATTATAACATAAAGCAAGCCAAAAAGCAAGCGGAAAAATTAGGTTTTACAGAAGTAGAATTTTACAATAAAAAAGGTGCGCAAGCATATAGGTTTATGAACAAAAGCGATGTTGTTATTGCATGTCGTGGCACTGAACCTACACAATTTAATGACATTAGTGCAGATCTTAAAGCTATGCCTGTGGTTGCTGAAACAGTTAGTAGAGTGCATAGCGGCTTCAAAGCGGAAGTTGACGAGCTGTGGCCTAATATAATGGCAGACTTAATGAGTAAACAACCTAAGCAAAGGCTTTGGTTTTGTGGACATTCATTAGGTGCCGCAATGGCAACTATAATGGCCAGTCGCTGTCATTATAACACAAAGATACCTAACCCACAAGAACTTTATACATACGGTTCTCCTAGAGTAGGTTGGAGAGGTTACGTTGTACATTTAGGTGTCGTACACCATCGTTGGAAAAACAACAACGACATTGTTACTACTGTTCCTTACAATTGGATGGGATATAAACATCACGGTCAAGAACATTATATAAATGCATTTGGCAATGTTCGTAATATTACAGGCTGGCAACGGGTTAAAGACAAAATGCGTGGCAGATGGTTTGGACTTAGACACGGACAAATTGATGCATTCAGTGATCATTCAATCGATCATTATATTACTTCGTTAGATATGTTTTCTAGAGGAAAAGAGTTTCCGCAACATCGCTAGTCTTTGCGTATCTTTTTATTATACAAGATAGCTTGTTCAAGGATACTCAGCTCAACGTTATTGCGTTGGGCTGTTGTTGTAAGTGCTGAAGTATCTTTAGGGAAACAATGTCCGCCGAAGCCACGAGCTTCTGTTATTTTAGTATGACTTTCTGTAATACGGGGATCCATTCCTGTATAATGTGCAACTGCGTTGTAATTTACACCTAACTCTTTACATAGATCATGTATTTGATTAAAAAAACTAACTTTTAGTGCTAAGAAACTATTTCTTGTATACTTGGTTAGTATTAACGCTTCGGCATCACTTACTTCTGTTCTAATATCAAATATGTTTGCCCATATATTTGTGCTTTTGCCTCCTACTAAAAGAGTTTGTAAATTCATTATATCTTCTAACCAAGACGCTTCTCTTAAAAATTCAGGACTAAATGCTATTTTTCTATTAGGAAATGCATCTATTAACATACGCCACCCTTCTATACTAATTGTGCTTTTGATTAGCATAGGCACATCTGGACTGGTATCAATTACATTGAACACATTGTCCATAACACATTCGCCGTTTGATCCTTGGGGAGTTGCTACACAAATAATGACAGCTTCTGTGTCACTTGGAATACCCTGTGTATATTCTATAAATGCGGGGTCACTGATAGTAATCTCGTGTCGTTGTTTTAGTAGCTCGTTGTGCGCTCTGCCCACAAAGCCGTTGCCTGCGATTGTTATTCTCATATACTTAATTATACATTCGTTAGGTTAAAAGTCAAGAGAAAAGGTTGTGCCGTCGAACACAACCTTCCTTGTTTGTTACATTCCGTTTGGTAAAATTATGTAATGTATAGCAAGAACTAGTGCAACACTTGCACCCAACCCTACCATCATCTTACCAAAGTCTTTTGCTACTAACGGAAACACACTCTTGGTCTTTTGTTTACCATAGTATGTGGCCATTGCTAGTTCACGTCCTGCAAGTAAACCAACGAACACCCAAGTGGTGCTCATAGGTATGTCGTTTAGTTCTTTAAAGAAGTACAAGCACAACCAATAGAACAAGTCAATCAGTGTAGCACTACGTACATATCTTGTGTTGTGCTTTTCCAATACAATCTGTTGTATCTTGCCTCCACGCTCTCTAAACATAAAGAACATGCCTGCTACAAAAACAAAACTAATTAAGAACATTAGGTCCACAGGAATTACACGTGGTAGGAATACAGCTATGTTTGCCATGTCATGACTAAGCCATGTCCACCACAAGCCGCCAGTTGCTACCCATTGTGCTACACGCCAAAACTTCTTGTTACTTTCACTTACAGGCTGTGTTTCATCAAACCAAGTGTTTGCATACTTTGTAATAGCAAACCATACCATGTATGCAAAGCCTGCCGCTACACCATAGCCCATGATTGATTTCATAAGCATTTTCTCTAGTACAAATGTACTTGCAAATACACTTAATACTAGGAAACTAGTTGACACTGGTACACCTAAGCGTGTAAGTGCAACTAAGATAGCAGGCGCTGCTGCGTGATACCATTGCACTTCTTGCCACGGTATTTTATTCAACCTACCATATGATATGTCGCCTCCGTTAACTGTCCAACCATACCATAGTGTGGCTAACAGTACAGCGGATGCCGCCGCCCATAGAGTTTTATAGTTGAATCTCTCATTGTTTGATGCCATCCATGTACCGAGAGTTTGTACTGAATCATTT